AAGGCCAGCAGGAAGAGTACTGGGGTTAGTATACTTAGTACCAAACCCAGAACCTGACCAAGGATACGCTGTTACAAAAGGGCTGGTAGCATGAGCCACAGCTATAGCAGAACCATCGGGGCTAAAGGCTATGCCGTATGAATTACCAGCAGGAAGCGTAGCAGGGTTAGCATACTTAGTACCAAATCCCGTAGAAGAACTCCAAGGGTAAGCAGAAATAAAGGGAGTAGTATCATGCGCCACAGCTATAGCAGAACCATCAGGACTGAATGCTACATCATTACCATTGCCCGTAGGTAAAGTCGCAGGGTTAGTATATTTAGTACCAAATCCCGTAGAAGAACTCCAAGGGTAAGCAGAAATAAAGGGAGTAGTATCATGCGCCACAGCTATAGCAGAGCCATCAGGACTGAAGGCCACCTCATCACCATTCCCAGTAGGTAGGGTCGCTGGGTTAGCATATTTGGTACCAAACCCAGAACCTGACCAAGGGTAGGTTGTGATAAAGGGCGTAGTATTGTGAGTCACAGCTATGGCATTGCCAGAAGAGCTGAAAACTATGCCATTACCATTGCCAGTAGGAAGAGTGCTTGGGTTAGCATATTTGGTACCAAAGCCACTTGTAGACCACGGGTAGGTTGTGACAAAGGGCGTAGTATCATGCGCCACAGCTATAGCATTACCAGAATTGCTGAAAGCCACACCATTGCCTGCGCCAGCGGGGAGAGTAGCAGGATTAGAATACACCCCACCAAAACCACCAGAAGGTCCCCAAGAGTATACCGTGATAAACGGTGTAGCCCCGTGAGCAACAGCCAAAGCCCTTGGTGTCAGGTCAACAGCCGCCGACGCCCCTTGCAGTTTACGTCCAAGCATTATGCGTCTCCCACACGGGCGCCGTAAACCTGAGTGCTGACCTTCCAAAGCACGATGGCCGTGTATCCCGTCGTGTTCAGCGTCGGGGCGACACCGCCGTCAGTTTTCCACACCACGCCAGAGCCGCCGAAGGTGCTGTCGGTCCACGTCAGAGTGTAGGCAGAGCCGTCGTCCACCATAAGCGTGACAGCCTCGCCTGCGGCCATGTTGGTGGCCTTCGGCGTGCGGCTGGCACCCAGCGTGATAAGCTGCACAGAGCCGTTGCCGGGGTCGATCTCGAAGGCCGCGCCGTCCGTGATCGTGAAGATGTCCTCAAGGATCGTGCCGGTGATGGCCGGATCGGTCAGCGTCTTGTTGGTCAGGGTCTGCACGCCCGTCAACGTCGCCCGAGCGGCAAGCAGCGTGTCAAGGCTGTCAAGGTTTGTGTTGATCTTGGTGCCCCAAGTGTCCTCGGACGCGCCGACTTCGGGCTTCACAAGGCTGAAATTCGTGGTTGTTGAGTCTGCCATTTTAAGCCGCCCTTATGCCGCTTCGGTCCAAATTTCCGCCGTGTCAGAGACAGGCGTCCAAGTCTCGTTCGTATCAGACTGCGGCGTCCATGTCTCTGCCGTATCTGAGCCGGGTTCCCACTTCTTGATGAAGGCTGCCGACACTATACACGAAATTGTAGAAAGCGCACTACCCAAGCGCACGCGCTGCAAAGACGCCTCAACAGTAACAGCGCACGCCGAAGTGATCGACACGTTTACCAGCGCAACCGTCGAAACGGACGTGGTCAAAGCCGCCGCTGCCGTGCCGGAGATGTTGCGCGCCCGAGCCGCATCAAGCGAAACTGTAGCCGCCGACGACACCGGGGCCTCAACCTCGCGCAGCCGTTGTGCATCCGCAGAAACAGATGCTGCACACGCAGCAGAGGCCGAGGCATCCCGCACGCGATCCGCGTCAACAGTGGTCGCAGACGTGACAGTGACCGCCGCGCTGGCATCGCGCACACGCTGCGCCGACACGGCTGTCGTGGATGTAACCGAGACAGTGGCCGAGGCGTCTAGGCGCTTGCCTGCCAGCACAGAAACGGCAACAGCGACCGAAGCCGCTGCGGAGGCGTCTTTTACCTCGCCGTCAAGCCCATATGCCTTTACGCCGTATGCGCCTGTACCAAATCCTGTACGGTAGACCGCCACCTATTCAGCCTCAGTCGAGATTGATGTCGAGATCACCCGTCGGGACGCGCAGCACGTCCCCGGTGTCGATCACCTTAGAGGCGGTCAGCGAGGCGTAGGCGATCATGTTGCCCGAGGTTGATGCGTCGAACACAGCCGCGTGCGTGATGGTGCCCCAGCTTCCTGTTGCAGTCGGGAATTCAATGGCGGCATCGTTCGATGCGTTGTTGCCGCTCACCGTGAACGTGACAGCCTCGCGGGTGTAGCCGTTGCCGGACACCTCGGTGCCGCCGCTGCTTTCGCCCGGTGCAGCCGTGAACAGGCCGAGATACCAAGCGGTCGGGCGTGCCGGAGACGGGCTGCTAGCCGTCAGGAGCCACGTCAGGACGCTGGTTTCGAAAGAGTTGGTCAGTGACATCAGAAACTCCTGATTTTCATACGCAGGCCGGTTCCGCTGTGCCGCGCGTCGTTGGAAGAATTGTTCAGGTTATCAATCGCGGATTGATACAGGGCTGCCCAGATTTGAATGCGGGCGTCGTCTTTGAGGTACGGTGCCGAATGGATCAGCGCCCCGTAGAGGTAGGCGTCCGGCGCGTTGGTCAGAAGCCAGTTGGTCGTGGCCGAATCCGACAGCGCAGGTATTTTGGCGAAATACAGCAGTTCGCTTGCGTAAGTCCCGTCAGGAATGGGATAAAGTTCAAACTGCGCCCCGGTCATCGCGTAGTAATACGGGCGGCCATTGACGTTGCTGTCGGCCTCTTTGCGGTCGATCAGTTCCGCTTGGCTGATAAGTTCCAGCCGCGAGGTTTCGCCGGTGGTCAGATAAAAGCGGATCGTCTCGACCCAATCTGCCGGGATGGCCGAGAATTGCGTGTCAAGCTGGGCGGTCGCGCGCGTCTCCATACGCCAGTGACGCAGCTTGCGCTGCATATCAGCCTCGGCCAGCGCGATGAACGTCGGGATGACAGACGTGAGATCGTCGCGGTTCAGAAAGTCCGCGATGGCCGTCTTGAGTGTGGCGTAGGTCGTGATGGTCATTTCTTCTTCGCCTCGTTGCGGCCAGAGATCGCCTTGGCCTTCGCCTTTGCGTCAGCCTTACTAGACGCGCCCCATGCCTGCAATGACTTCAAGAGCCGCGTTGGCTCGCCCTTTTCGTCCCGCTCCGGCCCCGGCATGTTGCCCATGCGAGCCAAGAAGGAAGCCCGGCGAGGGTTGTCGCCAGACTTGACCGGCGGCTTAAGGTTCATGCCTTCAGCCTTGGCAGACGCGCGGCCCTTGGCGTTCAAGCCTCCAGCCGGGTTTTTACCCTCTGCGCGTTGCCATGCCGGTGTTTTCGCCATTACTTCTTGCCCTTCTTGGCAGTCTTGGCAGACGCTTTGAACGCGGCAGCGGTCGGCGCGCCCTTGGCACCGGGCTTCCGCATTTTTTCGCCCGATCCAGCCGCAATGCGGGCTTTCTTGGCGGCAATGTTGCTATACAAGCCGCCGGGCATTACTTCTTGCCCTTCATCATGCAGCGGCCCATAGCCTTGCATTTAGCGGGGTTCGGGCAGCCCTTGCAGGGCGTGAACTTCGGCGTAGGCTTTTTCATTTCTTGCGAGCCTTTCCTGCTTGCGAGAGTGCTATTGCGATGGCCTGCTTGCGCGATTTGACGACGGGAGCCTTCTTGGGGCCAGCCGGATCAACGCCGCCATGTAGGGTGCCACGCTTGAATTCGCCCATGACCTTAGCGACCTTGGCGTCTGCTTTGCTCGGCTTCTTCATTGCTGCCCCCGTTGATGGATGCGCGCACAATAGCACATTGCAGGCAACCGCGCTAGGCAATCCCTTTGAGGTTGCGTCTGATCGGCTCGCCCCAATCAGCTTCAACCGGGCGGTAGCCGACGAACAGATAGCGCAGGCTGTCGCAAGTGTGGCTGGTCCAATCATGCTTCGGTTTTGAGCGCCACGTCTTGGACCGCTCGTCCCAATCGCGCTGATACTGCCGCAAGGCTTCGATGAGCCGCGTATGCTCTTCGTGGATATACGTCCGGGCAAGACCGTTGCGGACAGCTTGGATGCCGTCCTCAATCGGGATGTTCGGCGCGATGGTGATGTTGCGGATGCCGAGGCCCTCAAGGGTTTCGATCCGCGACACGCCGCTGCCCAGTTCGCGAACGCGGGCGTCGTGCGGCAGGATGTGGTTGGTGTAGGTGTAGGGCTTGTCTGACAAAAGGCGGGCGTAGTGAGCCAAGCCAGCGCCGCTGTCCTCAATGTGGTCGATGATGCGAACCTCGTTGCCGACGAACTGGGCGAACACGATGGACGTGGTGTCATCCATGCCCAAGTCCCAAGCCGTAACAACGCCGATCTGCGGCTCATGCAAGACGTTGCGAATGCGCTTGTCTGCGGTCATCTGCTTCATCTCGCGGCCATAGTATGCCCCGGTGATGGCCGCTTCAAAGCTGCATTCGAATTCTTGGTCGTAGCGATCCGGGCCGATGGTCTTGAGCGCGTCGTTCAATTCCATCTGCGGGATGATGCGCGTCTCTGACGCGGGCAGCACCAGCGAGAACCAGTTGGGGTCGCGCGTGGCCTTGTCGTAGATTTCCCAGAACTCGTTCTTGCCTTTGGGCGTGCCGATGAAGGTGGCTCGGCCCTGCCGGTCGGCCAGTGCTGGGCGAATGACGGTCGGCCATGCGTTGGCTGGGAAGTCTGCGGGTTCGTCTAGCACCACGTCATCAAAATACAGGCCGCGCATGGCGTCGTAGTTGTCAGCGCCGAACAGGCGGATGCGTGCGCCGTTGGGGAAGTCTGCGCGCAGTTCGCTTTCGTTGTAAGACATGCCGGGGATCGGCGCGGTAAACTGCTTGATGTAGTCCCAGCTAATGGCTTTGGCTTGGTTGTAGTATGGCGCGATGTATCCGCAGCGCACGTTTTCGCGTGGCGTGGTGATGGCCGACTTGATTAGGTCATTGATTGCGCCGACCGTCTTGCCGAAGCGGCGATGCGCCACGATGCAGGCGAACCGCTCCTTGCGATTATGGAACGGCAGAAGCTGCTTTCGCGGCGCGTAGGGGATTTCAATTATCTGCATTCTTCCACTGGATCATCAGCGGTGCGCCGCCAGCGCCTGAAGCCTCGACCTTCTGGGTCGGCGTTCCGTATTCGCGATCCATCGCTGTCTTGATGAGGCGCGTGATGTCGCTGCCCGTGAGGCTTTCGATCAGCATGGCGTCCGACTGCGCTGCGAGAGCGGCGAGCATACGTTCTTCGAGTTGCTTGGCGATTTCTGCGGCTCTCATCTCGGCCTGCTTTTGCACCGAGGTTTTGCCGTTTGGGTTTCCTTCGGGCTGGCCGAAACGTCGGTTTTTCGGCGGTTTGCCTTTTCCGACCTCATATGTCGCTTCTTCGCTCATTAGGGAATTGCCCTTCGCTCTCGTGCTTTTTGCCCGGTGGAGTATTGAGAACAAATCATACAGCAGGCTTGCGGCAAAAGAAAGGCCCAGCCGAGGAGGGGCGGCTGGGCAGGTCGAGGCGTGTTCCAACTTGGGAGTGCGGAGAGTGTAGCGCAAAGCGCCTGCTATGAAAAGCACCATGCGAAGTTAGAACATACACGCGAAGTTATCGGAGGCTCTAACTTCTGAAGCCTTTGGTTTTGTTGGATAAAAAGACTAAGTTAGAAATTAGAAATATATATATATATATACTACTGCTTGCCCATAGACCCCCTATAGGGGCATTTCTAGTGGTCGTAATATGTCTTATGAGGGGATTTTTTTCTAACTTCGTAAGATGGTCGTTTTTGTTTGCAATATCAAAGGCTTGCAATGTTATCGGCCCCGATATCTTCAGCGATAACTTCTAACTTCGCAGCCACCCAACAAAAAACGCGCCCGGAGGCGCGCTGTTGGTAGCTCTTGGTCCAACCCTCAAACAATGACCCAGATGTCGGCCACCTTGCCTTTCCAAGCCTTCTTGCCGCGCTCTTTGCGGATCATCCCGGCGGCTTCCATCTTCGCCAAGATCGCCTCAAGCGCAGGCTGTTTGATCTTCATGCGGTTAGCAAGCACGCTGGTTGATGCGCCCTTTTCCGGGTCGATGTAGTTGATGACGCGGGCAGCGATGGCTTCCTCTGGGCGGTCCTTGCTGTTGTCGTTGGCGAAGACCAGCTTGATCTTGGCGTCAAGTTCGGCGCGGACATAGGCAAAGGCCCAGCGCACATGCTCGGCTGTTCTGAGGCATCCGGGGATGGCGAGGATAAAGCTGATCTTGGCGACGATCTCGTAGGCGCGGCGGATCATGGCAACGGATGCCTCGCCGGTGTTCTCGCCCATTTCCTCGGCGTAGGAATAGAGCCAGTTGCTGACCTGCTTGAGCATCTCGCTGGCGTCGTCGTCGGTGCGGACAAGTTCGCGGTCGCCGGAATATTCGATGCGTGCGCCTTGCGACTGCATAATGTCAAAGTTGCCGCCGTGAAAGATTTGCGCCAGCTTCAGGGCCAGACCTTCGGGCATCGGGCGCTTGCGGAACCCGTCTCGTTCTCTGGGGTTGTTGTCTGTCTCGGAAACGATGATGGCGCGGCCCACGAAGCCTTGCGTGGCTGTTTCGCCGTCCATGATCTGGTCAAAGGTGCCGGGCGTTGTGAAGCCGACCACTGAGAGGAACGGGCGGTCTAGGCCCTCATCAACCATTCGCAGCATCCGCTGGGCGCGTGTGGCCTGTTCGTCGCGGCCATCGTCTTCGGCCTTTGCGGCGATTGCGCCAAACAGCTTGCGAAGTTCGCGCTTGGTGTCGCCGTTCAGCATGAGGCGGCTGTTGGCTTTTGAATAGCCCGACATGATCGCGCCAAACACGCTTTCAAGGTAGGCCGCGCCACCCCGGCGCTGGGCGTTGCGGACCTTGATGAGAAATATGCCGATTTCATCAATGATGTAATAGGCCGCCTGATGCTCGATCAGGTTCCGCATGATTTCCTGCTCAGACTTGATGCCGCCTTGCAGGGCGTAATGCACGCCAGCCGCGATGTGCAGGTCGGTGGTGGCCTGCATGACGGCTTCTTTGCCGGTGGCGGACGCGGCCACGCAGAAGGCCAGCATGTTGGCTGTGACGCCGTCGCGGGCATCTTCATGGCGCAGGCCGCCAATGTTTCCGATGGCTGCGATGGCGGATGCCACGGCCAAGCGGCGGCGCGGATAGCGGCACTGGCTGTCGATCCAAGATGCCACGTCACCAACAAAGCCGGGCGGCGTGAGAAGGTCCACGCCGTCGAGCGGGAAGGGCGGCGGGAAGCGGTCGTTGCGCTCCGGGGCTTCTGGCGCGGGCGGTGCAAAGTCCTCGGCGCTGAAGTCGTCGGAATAGGTAGGCGCGGGCTGTGCGCCAAACTTCGCGCCGTTATAGCCTGCTTCAAAGTCTGCGAAATCATCCGCGCTCATTAGTTTGTTCCTTTATCCACTTTGAAAACGCCGCCTGTTCGCCGGGCGACATACGCTTGAACAACGCACCAGCCAACCGCTTGATTTGCCGCGAGGCGAACATGGCGTGGCCGTTGCTGATGCCGCCCAGCCGGTCGATGGCAGCCAAGGCGTAGCATTCCAACTCACCCGGGTGGGCTGTTTCAGCCCAAAAGCGTGCATCTTCGCGGGCGGCGTTGTCGATCAGTGACACCAGCGGAAGCCCGGCACCGTTGACGTGCAGCCAATCATAGCAGGCCCATGCCACGGCTTCAGGGTCTTCTTTTGCCAAGGCGAGAAACATAATCAAGCACTGCTCAACGATGAACTCTGGCGTCAGCTTTGTTGGGCGCTGAACTTCAGGCTCTGGGTCTGGCACCTTGGCGACCGGCGGCGTGTCCCGAGTTGGCGCTGGAAAGTCCCAATCCATCACTGAACGCCTGCGCCGGTGAGATAGTCGGACAGGCGCTGCATGGTGCGAAGCGTTGGGTTTTTATTTTTGCCGTCGCGGATTTGCGCCAGCGTGTTTCGGTTCACAGCGGTCGCGCTGGACACAATATCTAGTCGCCGGTCGGCCAGAAGGCGCTTTATCTCGTCTAATGTCAGCATTTTGGTTTCTCCTCTTTTTTGCACATTGCCATGTTGACATCACATAAAGCAACCCATAATGTCAAGGAGCGGGATTTGGAGCGTGACCCGCCACGCACGGCACAAGGTGCCAAACATGAAAGGAACGGTCCATGTCTATCATGGAGTTAGCGCGCAAGCCGGTTGATCGGCCTGTGATAGTGACTATTTGCGGCGATGCTGGGCGGGGCAAAACGAGCCTTGCGGCAGCGTTTCCGAAGCCGATCTTCATCCGCGCAGAGGATGGGATGCAGGCGATCCCGGCAGGCAATCGCCCGGACGCTTTCCCGCTGTTGCAAAAGGCTGGCGACCTTTGGGAACAGATCACGGCCATCATCCATGAGCCGCACGATTATCAGACGCTGGTGATCGATAGCGTGACCGCCCTTGAGCGGCTGTTCGTGGCGGATGTCTTGGCGCAAGACCCGAAGGCCAAGAGCATCAACCAAGCCCTCGGTGGATACGGCGCTGGAACGGCTGCGGTGTCGGCGATGCACCAGCGGGTTCGCAAGGGCGCTGGGCTGGCGAATGAAAAGCGCGGGATGCACGTTGTGTTCGTGGCGCACGCCGATGTCGAAACGCTGAAGCTGCCCGACGTTGACGACTACATGCGCTGGACGCTGCGCTTGCCGCCGAAGTCGCAGCCGCCTTACACCGACGACGTTGATGTCGTGGGCTTCCTGCGCTTGGTGACCTACACCAAAGGCGAAGATGGCGACCGCAAGAAGGCGATCAGCACGGGCGATCTGGAAATGGTTGTCCATGCCACGGCTGCCAACGTCTCAAAGAACCGCTACGGGATCACAGAGCCGCTGGAATACCACCTCGGCCAGAACCCTCTGGCCCGCGTCATCCCGTCTCTGGGCGGCGCTGCACCTGCACAAACCAAAACCACCAACGAAGGGGAAGCATGATGTCTTTCTGGGATTTGTCCACCGGCGAAACCGCCGCAAACACTGGCACTGATTATGAGGTGCCTTCTGGCAATATCGAACCGATCCCGGCGGGGTCGTCGGTGCTGGCCATGATCGACGAGATCAAATGGGACCGCAAACTGTCGGGCGAGGAATTCATTTCGGCGCGCTGGACCGTGCTTGCGCCCGAGGAATACAAGAACCGCAAGGTGTTTCACAAGCTGTGGGTCACCGACGCAGACCCCGGCGCGAAGGACGAAGCGGCTGCCAAGAACAAGCGCGACAAGGCACGCAAGATGCTGGCCGCGATTGACGCCAACGCGGGCGGCAAGCTGACCGCAAAGCCGGGCGTCCCGACGACAGATGATCTGGTGATGGCGCTGACAAACAAGCCAATGGTCTGCACGATCATGACGTGGTCGATGCCAGACAGCCGCAACGGCGGCATGATGCACGGCAACTGGGTGTCGGCGGTGGCCTCGAAGGCATCGAAGGACATCCACATCGCCGAAGCCAAACCTCTGCCGTCAGGCGGGTCTGGCATGGCATCGGGGCCGCGTGATGACTTTGGTGCTGGGTCTGCCGGTGGCAGCTATCGCGCGCCGGTAACCGACGACGAAATCCCGTTCTCTCCGCAATTTCTGTGATGTGAGCGGGTCGCCCAGCGCCGTGAAGGTTGGAGCCGATTACCCTGAGCATTCAGAGGCGCGGCGCTGGGCAAACAACTTTTAACCGATTGGAGCCGGAAATGGAACAACGCACGCAGGAATGGTTTGAGGCACGCAAAGGCCGTATCACGGCATCAAGCGTGGGCGCGATTTTAGGCCATGCGCCCTACGCCACGCGAGACGATGTGATGCGCCGTATGGTGCGCGAGTATCATGGAGCGCCAGAAGAATTTGAGGGCAACATTGCCACGGAATACGGCACGCGCAACGAGGCTGGTGCGCTGACCGAATATATCATGGAAACGGGCAACGATGTCGAGCAGATCGGATTTGTCACGCGCGAGCATTGGGCCGGGTGCAGCCCGGACGGGTTTATTGGCGAAGATGGCGGGCTTGAGATCAAATGCCCGTTTGGCCTGCGGAAAGATGAGGCCCCAGCGTTCAAGACGCTGAAGGAGCAGCCGCATTATTACGACCAAATCCAGTTTTCGCTCTGGGTCACTGGGCGAAAGTGGTGGGATTTTTATCAATGGTCGCCGAACGGAACGATGCTGGAACGGGTTGAGGTTGACGAGTTGTGGCAGGGGTTTTCTTTGCCGCACCTGCGCCAGTTTCATGCCGAATACGTTGATGAGCGCAAAACGCCAGACGTTCACCTTGAGCCAAAGCGCCCGATCATCGACACGCCAGAAGCGCGCCGCATCATGGCTGAATATGAACAAATCTGTGAGGCGCTGGATCGGGCCGAGGAACGCAAGAAGGAATTGCTTTCCAATATGGCAGTGATTGCGATGGATCGGAACGTGGTGTTCGCTGGTCGCAATCTGACCAAGATCGAAAAGGCGGGCGCGATTGCCTACGCCAAGGCGGTCAAGGCGCTAATCCCGGATGTCGACCTTGAGCCGTATCGCGGCAAGAAATCTAGTTACTGGGTGGTAAAATGACCCTCCGCCCTTATCAGGCTGATGCAGCGCAAGCGGCGCTGGATTGGATGAAGCGCAGCACCGCGCCGTTCGTCATTGATGCCGCCACAGGCGCGGGCAAGTCGCACATCATTGCTGAGATTGCGGCGGTCATTCACCGCATGACAGGGAAGCGCGTGCTGTGCCTCGCACCGAGTGCCGAGTTGGTCACGCAGAACCGCGAGAAGTTTCTGGCCACCGGCAACAAGGCCAGCATGTTTTCAGCATCGGCGGGTGCAAAGGAGTTACGCCACCCGGTCGTGTTTGGATCACCTCTGACCGTGAAAAACCGCGTCAGCCGGTTCTTAGATCACTATGCGCTGGTGATCTTGGACGAGGCGCATGGGATAACTCCGACAGTGCGGGATATCATCGCAGCGATGCGGGACGGAAACCCGAACTTGCGCGTCTGCGGGCTGACCGCCACGCCTTACCGTTTGGGGTCAGGATGGATTTTCAGAGAGCATGACGGGGGCAGGATCAACGGAGATGACACGGCGCGCGATCCATACTTTGCAAAGTGCGTCTATAAAATAGACGCGCGGTCGCTGATTGAGATGGGTTTCCTAACGCCGCCGGTGATAGGCCAAATCAATGCCAGCGGATACGACACCAGCGGGCTGGCACTGAACAGCCGGGGCCAGTTTGATGCAGATGCGGTGGATCGGGCCTATCACGGCCACGGACGCAAGACGGCGGCCATCGTTGGCGACGTTGTGGCACAGGCGCAGGATCGCAAGGGAGTGATGTTCTTTGCCGCCACAGTGAAGCACGCGCACGAAATCATTGCCAGCCTGCCGCCGGAAATGTCTCAGATCGTCACGGGCGAAACACCGAAGGGCCAGCGCGACGACATCTTGCGACGGTTCAAGGCGCAGGAGATCAAGTATCTGGTGAACGTGTCGGTGCTGACCACTGGCTTCGATGCCAGCCACGTCGATCTGATTGCCATCCTTCGCAAGACCGAAAGCGTTGGGCTGCTACAACAGATCATCGGGCGCGGGCTTCGCCTGCATCCCGGCAAGACAGACTGCTTGGTGCTGGACTACACCACGAACCTTGAGGACCACTGCCCAGACGGCGATCTGTTCGCGCCGGTGGTGAAAGCTGGCAAGGCTGGTGGTGGGGGCGGAGGGATGACCTGCGTTTGCCCGGCCTGCGAATACGAAAACAGCTTCACCGCCAGCCCGCAGTATCTGGACTATCAGAAAGACGAGGCGGGCTATATTCTGGATTTGGACGGTCGGCAGGTCATGTCCGACTTTGGTCCTGTACCCGGCCATCACGGTCGGCGCTGCATGGGTTTGGTGCAAGCTGGCAAGCGCGGGGAGTACGAGCGTTGCGGGTATCGCTGGACGTTCAAGGAGTGCCCGCATTGCGCCGCAGAGAACGACATTGCGGCCCGGTATTGCGCATCGTGCAAGGGCGAGATTGTTGACCCCAACGAGAAGCTGGTGGCGGACTTCAAGGCGCTGAAAAAAGACCCAACGCAGGTTCAGACCGATAGGGTTCTGAGCATGTCCTGCGCGCCGGGCATCAGCCGGAATGGCAACCGCACTATGCGCGTCGAATGGGTCACGCCATATCGGCAGTTCGCGACGTGGTTCATGCCGGACGGGACAGGCATTGTTCAGTTGCGCTGGCAGGCGTTTAGACATGTAACCAGTGATGGCAAGATCGCGCCGTCAACCGTAACTTATGCCAAAAGCGCGGAAACAGGTTTTTTTGAGATCAAGGCTTATAACAAGCCAGCCGATGAAATGCCCGAGGCAAAGCCAGAACCCGAATGGAACCCTTTTGAAGAGGTAGATCAACATGCGGCTCAGTGACTTCCAAGACATCGCCCGGCTCGGCGTGGTGACGTTTGGCGATCTGGACTATCGCGGCAAGTGCGCGACCGAGGCGCAGGAGCAGATCACGTTCTTTGGCCGCCTGCGGCGCGAATACGGGGCAACGTGGGGCGCGCTGGCTATCCACCCGCGAAACGAGGGCTTGCGCGCTGGCGGGCAGCTTGGCGCGGTTGCGAGGCACAAGGCCGAGGGCATGGTGTCGGGTGCTGCCGACATCATCATTCCGGGGCGGGTGACGTTTGTTTGCGAATTGAAGCGCCGCGACCCAACGCAAGGTCGCTGGCAGGACGGGCAGCGCGAGTATCTTGAGGCGGCTTCGAATGCCGGTGCGTTTGCCTGCGTGGCGCTAGGCTGTGACGCTGCGTGGCAGGCGCTGCACGCTTGGATCGCGGCCAGCGACTAGGCCAGCTTGCGACCGTAAAAGACTTCCAGTTCGGAAAGGCGCTTTTGAATGTCAGAACGGGCGGCCTTATCAAGCCGCCCTTCTTTGTGCAGTTGCAGCATATAGCCTTTGAGTTCTGTCACGCTGTAAATCGTGGCGACCTTTTGGGCGTGCGAAGGCTCTTGCCCGCCCGCCGAAGCGCGCAGGCATTCCCATTCAGCATTTGAGCGGATTATCACACTTCCCCCGTCCCGATCTCGCCTGCCAGCGCGCTATAGCCTGCGGCATCAATGGCTGAGTCTACGTGTGCCGGGTTCGACCTCATGCGGGCCAGCTTCATGAGGGTCATCATGACGGCGACGTCATGCGGTTTGATGTTCTTGTTCAGGTGCGCTGACCAATATGCGGCTATGAGGCCGAAGTTGCTTTCGGCATCGCCGTGCGTGTCGGCGCGGTCCACGTTGATGTATTGCTTGGCGGTGTCGAGGATGTCTGAGCGGTTCATTTCGACACCCACTCTTCTTCAAACCGCAGATCTTCGATCCCGGTGATGTCGGCGAGGCGGTGGCGGTAGACGGCAGACGGGACGATGCGGCCCGTCATCCAGCGGGAAAGGCTGGACGATGCCACGGGCACTTTTCTTGCGAGCCAGCCAAGTTTGCGCCCGTCCTGCGCGCACCAGAGCCGGATTTGAGTTTGAGCCATCATGGGCGCTCTCCTGTGTTTCGGTGGTTTAGGCTTATGGTGTAAAAAAAGTTGCGTCAAGTGCATTTTGTGCTTGCGGGTTTTGACGCAGAGTGTATTGTGACCATACGAACTAGCAAACAAGGAAACAAACAGATGCAGATCCAGATCAAAGAAGCCATCGCCTACGAGGGTCCGGCAGTTCAGTACACGGGCGAAGACGGTTACCCCACCGCCATCATCATGCCGGTCTTGGTCGCCGTTGCCCGCGACGGTCGTTGGTTCCAGCTGCCCAACGGCATCGTGCGTGTGTACGACGACGAGTATGGCGACGTGCATGTCCGCACCCGTTGGAACATCTGCAAGGCCAACGAGATGGCTGCCGCAATCAACGACCGCAAGTTCATCAACGACGAGCACTGGGCCGAGGTCAGCGAAGAGGCGATGGAATCCTATAATCGCGGCGCGTATCAGTGCTGACCCTCTCCGAACACCTAGACCTGCTGGGGATCATCCCCCGGCAGGCCCCGCCGAAGCCCGCCCCACAGCCAGCAGCCTACGCGCCGCCACAGTGGAAACCAACTTACCCCGGCGAAGATCCGCCGTTTTGATAGGAGACTAGCAAATGAAATACCGCATTCGGGACGCCATCGCTGACCTGCTCGCCTGCATCGCAATCTTCGCCATCGGCTGGGGCCTGATGCTGATCGCCCACGGGATGGGGTGGTAATCATGGCAGTAAAACTGGGATCCATGGATACGCATATAGTCCTGACCGCCCTGTGGGATTATCGTGAGACGCTGACTATCGTTAACGACACTGCGCCGACCCCGCACATTCAGGCAAGGATCGACAGCGTTGATCGCCTGATCAAGACTTACAAAAAGTCTTTCTTCGCGCTGGATCGGCTGGCGGTGATGTGATGACCGAGGCAGACAAACTCCGAGCATTCATCTTTGTGAAGGAGCAGCAGATCCGGGACTTGGAAAGCAAATACGGGACCGGGGTCAGACCCTCGTGGGTGGGGGAGGACATAACGAGATACTGGCTATATGCCCGCGACGCCAAAGATCAACTAGCAGCAATGGAAGCAAGCAATGAACCAGACAATTCTAATCACTAACCAACTCGCGACAGGATCGGCCTTTGCGCTGACCGAAGGCTCCAACGAGAACGTATTTATCCCGTCCAAGGTCATGATCGGAAAGTCCGTGCGCCCCGGCGAGAAAGTGCAGGCCATCGTGGTTCCCAACATGACCCGGCCAGACCGCACGCCTTGGCTTGCCGTGAGCATCTTGGACGCCGCGCCTGCGCCGCAAGAAGACGCGCTGGCCGAGATGATATTGGACACCATCGAAAGCGATGGCCGTGGCACCGTCGAGGAAATCGCGACATCGCTGAACATGGCCGACGCCAAGATTTCCGCCAAGCTGTCCGAGTTGGCAGCGTCGGGACAGTTGGTGCGGCTGACCTGCTTTGACTTTCCGGAGGAGGACGCATGATGTTTTTCCGTAAGAAACCAGAAACTATGCCGCACCGTGACGTGCAGTCCGAGGCGGTGGCGGCGATCATTCAGGGCGCAGCGATCCTGCCCTCGAAGCGGCTGACCAACGCGATCTACACGGCGCTGCTGGACAACCGCGACATGAGCGTGGCGGAGTTGGACGATCTGGCGAACCGCATCAGCCGCCTTGCGTGGCAGAGGGGTCGGAAATGAGAGACTTCTGGGACAGCGCCGTGCCGCTGGCAATCACCGCCGTTGCGGGACTATTTTTCTACGGCATGGGGCAAATTATCTTCGCTGACTTGGAGCGCGGTCAGGTGCGCTACGAGCAGTGCATCGCCGCCGACAAGCAGTGGGTGCAGGGGAGTTGCGTAAAATGACCGGGCTTCACCCAGACTATGGCCTGACGGATTGCCTGCGCCTTGCCGCCTTGCAGGATGCCGAACGTTTCGGCGTGCAGCATGCGGCCGAGACGCACTGCGTCGGTGTCTCAAGCCTCTACAAGTGGCGCAAGGTGCCAGCACTGGTGGTGCAAATGATGGAGGTGGACGATGACTGACGAAACATGCTGTGGCGCTTGCGGCTTTCCAGTGCATGCGACCAAAGAGATGGCCTGCGATTGGTGCCGCCAATCCGCCGACCGCATCGAAGCCCTCGAAGCCAAACTGGCGGCGGCGGTGGATTGGTTCGAGACCATCCGCGACCGGGCAAAGGGCGACTACATGGCCCACACCTACTACCTCGACGCCATTGCGGCGCTTACCACGATCAAAAAGGAGACACCCAATGAGTGATGACAAGCGCCTGCACTTCCGTTGCGGCGAGTGCGCCACAGGCTTCTCCGCAGGACCGTTGTTCCCGATGGACGCGCGGAAGCTGTCCAAGCTGGTGCGGGAAACCAAATGCCCGACCTGCGGGGCCGGGTCCAAGAAGCTGTATCTACGGGCGAATATGAAGGAGGAGAGCCATGAGTAGCTTGAAGCTGTACCGCACCACCAAAGGCAATATGGAGCGGATTATGTGCGACATAACCTATCCGCATCCTGTTTACTTTGACCGCCCATCTGAGCGGCTGACAAAGCATGATCTAAAGGCCATGCTGCATGAGCGAGCGGACGAGGCCAAGCGGATCATCGACATGATGGAGAGGATGGCGGAAGCCAACGTCGAGAACGCACGGCTGCGAGATTACATCAATGCCTTGCACGACTTTCACAACGCCTTCGGCTTCTTCACGGCTGAGGCACCCGGCAAACCGCACCTCTGGGAAGTGTGACCATGACCCGCACCCGGCACGACACATCGCCCCAAGCGCAGGCCATCCGCGCCGCTGGCTTTGTGCGCGTGCCGGGTGGGATGTGGTGTAAACCTGAGCAACTGGAGTTGATCCTCTATATGCTCCAGCAAAATCTAGACGAAATAAACGCAATAAAGGACCGATACGATGGCACCACCACGGCGTCACATTACTAAAGACATGCTCATAGCTTGCCGAGAAAAGGGCTGGCATTTGACCCTCGCGGCTGCTCACCTAGAAATGCACCGATCCAGCGTTGCCGCCGCCTGTGAGCGTTTTGGCATCGTGCTGCCAATGCACAACTTCTCACCGCAACGTGTCAGCAAGAAAAGCAAGGTGTGGGTTGATATCTGCGACGGCGAGACAAAGCCCAAGGTGAAGCTGTCGGCCAGCAAGGCATCGATCGAACGTGCATTGGAGAACATCGCGCGGGAAAAACGGTTGCGGGCCGCAGGCTGACCCGATAACTTGAATTGCGAGGGGCGCAGCACAGGCTTTGTGTTGGTCAGGATCAGACTGCGCTACGGCTCATCTTCACCACGCGCCCCTCGCGATCTTATGCTTTCAGCCAGCCATAAATCTTCTCGGTTTCCTTCTTACGATGGTCCAAGCCGATATAGCCACCGTTCACGCGCTTGCTAATCTGCTTGATCGTGTCTTCGTTCACGCCCTTATCGGCAATGGCGAACAGGCCATTCTTCTCGAAGAACCACATGGCCGTCTCCATCGCATAGTCCGTTTCGACCAGCGACGGGTTTTCCATGACATCAGGCACGCGCATATCAGAAGCAAAGGATCTGTAGTTGTCCTTGCCCGTCAACTGCAAGAAGCCGCGCCCGATCCAGACATGGCCTTCGCCTTCTGCGTTGCCCATGCGGCCAGAGTAAACCTTGTCAGCCAGCGCCTTGGGATTGCGGGCATAGGGTGCAGCCTCGGCCACGCTCTTAAAACGCGACGGCCAGACCTTGCACATGGTCTCAGCGGAATAGTTGAGGTTCTCGCGGGTGAGTTTGAAGCCTCCGCTTTCATGGCTGGCCTGCCCGAGCAGGTGAGCGGCACGCTCAGGCGACAGTTGGTAGTGCTTGGCGATTGCCCGCGCTGTGTTAGGCCCGAAGGCCCCGTCAGCCGGAAC